ATGGACAACGACAAAATTGATCAACACAGCGACGAAATTGAAGTTGAGAGCGAAGAAAAAGAGCGCGGCAAAAAAATAGAAATAGATGAAGACCGACTCCCCTCCCGGGCGATGGCAATTCATGAGCATATCCGCCAGGATGGTGAAAAAGAGCTGGAACGCGACGCAATGGCGCTACTGTGGTCAGCCATTGCGGCGGGTCTGTCGATGGGCGCTTCGTTACTGGCAAAAGGGATATTTCAAGTCGAACTGGAAGGTGTGCCGGGCAGCTTCTTGCTGGAGAATCTCGGTTATACCTTTGGTTTTATTATCGTCATTATGGCCCGCCAGCAATTATTTACCGAAAATACCGTGACTGCGGTACTACCCGTCATGCAAAAACCGACAATGAGCAACGTCGGCTTACTTATACGGTTATGGGGCGTCGTGCTGCTGGGTAATATTCTCGGGACAGGTATTGCGGCGTGGGCATTTGAATATATGCCTATCTTCAATGAAGAAACTCGCGATGCATTTGTCAAAATCGGCATGGATGTGATGAAGAACACCCCCAGCGAGATGTTTGCCAACGCGATCATTTCCGGCTGGCTGATCGCCACTATGGTTTGGATGTTTCCTGCAGCGGGTGCGGCAAAGATTGTGGTGATTATATTGATGACCTGGCTTATTGCCCTGGGTGACACCACCCATATCGTGGTCGGTTCTGTTGAAATCCTCTATCTGGTGTTTAACGGTACGCTGCACTGGAGCGATTTCATCTGGCCCTTCGCACTACCTACTTTAGCGGGGAACATCTGCGGCGGCACCTTTATCTTCGCGTTAATGAGTCATGCACAGATTCGTAACGACATGAGCAATAAGCGTAAAGCAGAAGCACGCCAAAAAGCAGAACGTGCGGAAAACATTAAGAAAAATTATAAAAACCCGGCATAAATGGCGAGGGTTTAAGCAATCGAGCGGCAGCGTACTTACCCCGCACTCCATTAGCGGGTATACTCATGCCGCATTGTCCTCTTAGTTAAATGGATATAACGAGCCCCTCCTAAGGGCTAATTGCAGGTTCGATTCCTGCAGGGGACACCATTTATCAGTTCGCGCCCATCCGTACCAGTCCGCAAAATCCCCTGAATATCAAGCCTTCCGTAGATTCGCAGTTCGTCATGGTTCGCGTCAGATCGTTGACAGCCGCACTCCATGACGGGTAAAAAGTGGATAAAATAATTTTACCCACCGGATTTTTACCCATGCTCACCGTTAAGCAGATTGAAGCAGCAAAGCCGAAAGAAAAACCATATCGCCTTCTCGATGGTAATGGCCTGTACCTTTATGTCCCTGTATCCGGGAAAAAGGTATGGCAGCTTCGCTACAAGATTGACGGTAAGGAGAAAATCCTGACTGTCGGAAAATATCCGCTTATGACTTTGCAGGAGGCAAGGGATAAAGCATGGACTGCGAGGAAAGACATCTCGGTTGGTATCGATCCGGTAAAGGCGAAAAAGGCTTCGTCTAACAACAATTCCTTTAGTGCGATTTACAAGGAATGGTACGAGCACAAGAAGCAAGTCTGGTCTGTAGGCTATGCAACTGAACTTGCAAAAATGTTTGATGACGACATTTTACCCATCATCGGCGGTCTTGAGATTCAGGATATTGAGCCGATGCAACTGCTGGAAGTAATCCGCAGATTTGAAGATCGCGGTGCAATGGAGCGAGCCAACAAAGCACGCAGAAGATGCGGCGAGGTTTTCCGTTACGCTATTGTCACCGGTAGGGCTAAATATAACCCGGCACCTGACCTTGCTGACGCCATGAAGGGATACCGCAAGAAGAACTTCCCGTTTCTTCCTGCAGACCAGATCCCGGCATTCAACAAAGCACTGGCAACATTTTCAGGAAGTATCGTATCGCTCATTGCCACCAAGATTTTACGCTACACTGCCCTAAGAACGAAAGAGCTTCGTTCCATGCTATGGAAGAACGTCGATTTTGAAAACAGGATTATCACCATCGACGCCAGTGTGATGAAAGGACGAAGGATCCATGTAGTACCGATGTCAGACCAGGTGGTTGAACTTCTCACTACGCTAAGCTCAATCACCAAACCAGTATCAGAGTTTGTTTTTGCCGGGCGCAACGATAAGAAGAAGCCAATCTGCGAGAACGCGGTGCTACTTGTGATCAAACAAATCGGCTATGAGGGTCTGGAAAGCGGTCACGGATTCAGGCATGAATTCAGCACGATTATGAACGAGAACGAATGGCCTGCTGATGCTATTGAAGTGCAACTGGCACATGCCAACGGCGGTTCTGTGCGCGGGATTTACAACCATGCTCAGTATCTCGATAAGCGCAGAGAAATGATGCAGTGGTGGGCTGATTACATTGATGGTCGCGCAGGCGAGTAAGCCATTACGCGAATTCTTCCACGATCGCCATGCCAGTAGCACCATCACCACCGGTAAATGCCGTACCGGTAAACCCAAGGTCATACGCGCCACCACCACCGGATCCGGGAGCTGCGCCAGCAATACCGGCCTGAGAACCCGCCCGGCCACCGCCGCCAAAATACGACGCCCCACCGTTGCCTGTCAGAAGGCTTGACCCTGTCTGTCCATCTGAGCCGGTACCACCGTTGATCCTGATATCTCCGGTCGCCGCCGTACCTCCGGCGCCGCCGGCGGTATTGGACACGCCTGACTTCACGCCGCCTTTCCCGCCAGGAGCTGAGAACAGGCTGGCAAACGAGGTAGCACCACCATCCGCACCACTTACTGCGCCAACTCCGCCCTTACCACCCTTGCCGACAGTAATCGCGTAAGAACTGGCAGCAGACAGGTCAACCCATACGATAATGGTCGCGCCCGCGCCGCCGCCAGCACCGGAGAAGGTTTCTGTATTGTTGGAGGCCTGGCAGCCGCCACCGCCGCCACCGGCACCGGTCAACGTTACTTTTGCATAACGGGCCAGAGGAGATCGCGTATAGGTTCCGTTTGCATAGAAAGCTTTTGGAGCGCCAAGTGAACGCCCGACAAAACCAGAGGAATCAGATATTCCGAGGTTATAACGGGCTTCATTTATCGCATCCTCACCGGCATCTTTAATTTCTGACAGGTTATTACCGATCTGCAGGAAAGATAATAATGACCCGGCGGTCATTAAATTCGCGACAATGTCATTCGTTGACCATACGCGCGCCGTAGTTCCTTCCTGACCACGAATTACTGTCATCACGTCACCGGATACAGACGTAACGTGCATAATTTCAGAAATTGTTTTCGTGGCCGCGTCGGTTATCGTTAACTTGAAATAACTCTGCCCAGATACTGGGGAAGGGAATAAAGCCCCCGCCCCAGCACCCACGGTAATAACGGTAGCGGACGCGCTAATACCCGCAGCGAGAACACTCTTTGCGTTATTATTGGCTAATAGCTTAAGCGCCATATATACCCCAGTTAAATAATAGAATTATCAGAACGAACATCGCAGATAGTAAACGTCACGACCCCGATGACAGTAACATCGTCCAGGACCTCACCTTCAATCGCTTCGCCGTCTTCAGTAATCAGCGAACGCCCTCTCAACGTGGCAAGTTCGGTCCCGCCGCCGTGCTGGATAAGAACCTGGCTTCCCTGCTTTGGCTTCAGGGAGATATCCAGCACAACATAACCGCCATCCCTTTCGAAAACGCGGGTGTTCGGCCCGACATTGCATATCGAGTTAACGGACAGGCGCTGTTCTACGTAGTCCGTCGCGGGTGAAGGGAATCCCATTAGATCACCCTCCCCATGTTGACCATCATCCACAGCCTGTTTTCGCTATGGTCCGGCGTCTTATCGACGAAATACGTCTGCTCGCGTGCGATCCAGGAGTTCGCCTCCACCTCGGATAAGTGGATGCCGCGCAGGAGCAGTGCGGTAACGAAGTCTCGGGTGTGAAGGTACTGGAACCCCTTGGAACTGCGCAAAATGGACTCGCGGAAAGCCGCGGCGATGTCTGACTGACGGTGCATGATCTGCCTCCGATTGATACTGTTTTTATATACAGTAGTTTCATCAAAGAGTCGGATCAATACTTGATGATGACTTTGTTTTATCTTCCGGTAGCCTCTTAAATTGCTTTTCACACAACTAATTGATATCAATACATGTTTTATCCAAGACACTCCGCCACCAAAATGAGTACAAAAAGTGACACTCTTGTTCGCAGAATACTACGTAAATCCGATGACCTGGGCCTCAAGCTCAGCAAAAATGGGGTTGACTACGAGGCCCTACAGTCACATGGTTGGGCTGAAACTTCAGATGGCACTAACACGATAATGGTGGAGCTTACTGATGGCGGTAAATTGCAATTCTTCTCATGTGTCAAACATCTGAGCGCATAACTCGTTATTGCATCGCCAGTAAAAACTGAGAGACAGATATTTTTTCTGCTGAGGTAAGAATGCCGTTCATCAACAGACAAGACTTAATGTACTTGGTACTTGTTTCGCTGTTGTTATCAGTTTTTCTACCAAGCAGTACATTATTAGTACCTGCCACCCTGGTCCCGGGAAATGTTTCACTCCCGGAAATAAGAGTTCCAGTTTCAGGATTAAATATATCTACTGTAACGGAGCCTTGAGTTATCGATGCGCAAAATGCAAATATATCTCCGACTGCGATTGCGGTTGGGAATGTAGCGTAAGCATAACCAGCTGAAGATTGTCCGTTATTTTGTCCAACACAAAAAAGACTTCCTGTGCCGTTTGTAAACCCTACCGAAAAACCACTTGCAGCAGACCCACTGCCAGCAAAATCTGCAATCATATGGGCGTTAAGTGATGCGCCTGCTGGATTGCGCTTGGCAACCCCACAAACAGATAATGACAGAGTAGCCTTCTGATTAGTATCCATGTAATCTGTTGTATTTACAGATATATATCCAGGAGAATTGTTTACATTTCCATGAATGACTGCCGGAGAATCTTTATTATAAGAGTTGTAGGTTATGTCGGTTACGGGGTCCCCAAAATAGAAACCAGCATAAGGTGTTGCACCTGTGGTTGGCAGGCCAATAAACCAGTTTGACACATCAAAGTCAGATAAAGTTTTCATTCCAGAGATAACTGGAAGAGTGGCGTCTATATAAATAGCTGATATCGGCATTATTAAGCTCCCAGGAAAAATTCTTTTTTGATCTTTCTCGTTAGTACATATGCGCCCAAGGCGCTAAGATGCAAGGCATCTTCCCACGCACCTCCTGAACTGCTATACACTTTGGGGAATAATTGATAACCACTAATGAAATTTACATTATATTCAACCGCTATTTCCCTCATTGCTTTATCGTATTCTGACAGTGCGGGTGTTCCTGTGGCGTTACACTGTGCAGGGGACATAAGGCAAATGCAAATATCAGGAGTTGCGCTTCTATATTTAGTAATTATTTCAATAATCCCAGATTTGTACTCAGCTAGCCCCTGACTCATCCGGAAGTCATTCGTTCCAAGAATAATAAAAAGGAGGTCTATATCAAGGTATTGAGCTACTGGCTTTATCCATGATGAAAAGTTGAAATAGTCACTTGCAAATGCTCCTCCATTACCCATCCTGGATACAGTCACCCCTGATGATATTGAGTTATTTTTACCATACATACCAAGAATGGAAACAACACCAGTACCGGTGCTTTGGATTGTCACCGTATGTGCAGTAGCGCTAAGTCCGCTGAAATCATACTTCTTGGCAGTCCCTGTATTCCCTCCCGTGATTGTTACAGGTGCATTGCTGTCGATGGTGATGGTGAACGTTCCAGACCCATCATAGTAAAATACCGAAAGATTTGTTACGGTCACGCCCGTCCATACGAGCGAACCAACAGTGTTGTTGTTGTAGTATCCGTTGCCATCAGGGCCACAGCCATACGGCGGAATGTTCGTGTTATTGCTGCCACCGTCATATTTCGTAAAGTTTGTTGCGGTTACTGGTGATATTCCAGACATGACACCATCTGTTCTGTTTGAACAACTAATCCAGCCAGGGTCTTTGTATGTACCACCAAGAATATTAATTAAAGACTGAGGAATGGTGTTTTTCTCTGTCCACGAATCGCCGGTAAAAGCAATGTTTAGGCTGGTAGACTGGCCAGCAAAAATACGGCTATTTTTGAAAAGGAACTTGTACTGATCTCCTTCGATGAAGGAACGTACCGCATCAACTTCCCCACCAGACACCAGGTTTTTGACATATTCCTGCAATACCGGGCCAAGACCTGGAGCATCGAATAGCCCACCATTAAACCAAGCATATACGTTCCCTTGTTGGTCATATAAAAAAGGAAAGTAATAAGGTGAAAAGTCTCCTTGCGGGATAAACTTCTGGGCCCATTCGTTTGGAATTTCAGAAACAACCTGTGTAACATTTGGCCCCAGTCCTGCCACATCAAATTTGCCGCCATCAAACCATGCTGGCACCATACCATTCCTGTCAAAGAAGGCCGGGAAATAACCAGGCCTGTATTCACCTGGGACGAGGCGTTCATTAATTTTATTATCGATTGTTTTTGAAGAAGGAGAGATTACTCCTGTAGGCTGCAAAGTTCCGGAGTTGTTTATATATTCATTTGCAAGAGAGCTATCATCCGCGCTTGTCACCCAGCATTTCGCTCCTGGTTGTATATTCCCTGCGTCAGCATCAGCCTGTGCCGCAGCCAGCGTCGGAAACTCGCGGGTTGTCCCTGTTATGGCCGCTGTACCCGGCTGCTTCGCCTGCAATACGGCCACGCCTGCTTTGTTTTGATACTGCCATGCAGAAGAAAGCGCATCCGGACCCTGGGCTACCCAGAAAGACTGGCCGTCAGTAGTTGCTGCCAGCCCTGCGATGGTGCCATCAGGATCGCTGGCAGTCTTATAGAACGTGAACTTATTCTGTGCGTAGTCAGAAGCGTTATCTGCATACTCTTCAGCCAGTGCTGCTGATGCAGCTGCCTGCTGGGAATATTGAGCGATAATGTTCAGCGTGTCCGCCGTCATCATGTTGGCAACCATATCATTGGCCGCCCAAGCACGCGCCAGCGTTCCTTCTTGCGCACGTTCAATCGTGAAGATGTCCCCAGCCTTAGCTGTCACGTTCACGATCTCAACCTGTGAACCGGTGGCGGCATCAGTGAGAGTGAGCTTAAAATAACTCTCGCCTGCCACAGCATCAGGGAACTCGGCACCAGTTCCAGCGCTAACGATCAGCGACGTGTCGGTTGCGCTGATAGCAGAAGCCAGCGTGCTTTCTGCGTTGTTTGTAGCCAAAAGGGTTAGTGCCATGTCTCCTCCGGATTTAGGCATAAAAAACCCGCCGAAGCGGGTTAGTGTGAAATTAAAGGCTCTATATTTTTCTACATTCACTTATAGTGATGTTACCTGCATAAACTGGGGTTAATATTTGATGTGCCGTTCCGTAAACAACTTTATATAATGAACCGTCTTTTATTTTGCTTTCAAACTTAACTTCATACCGGTACCCTACGCCATCCTCCCTGTAACCGGCGAAAACACTAGCAGTAATATTTTCATCATCTAATGATGCCGTCCTATCTTTGGTTCTTGAACTTATGGAAAGTTCAGGGCTTGTAAAAATGAGGTTGTTTTGTTCATACACTTTAAATCTAACAACTTCATCAATTACTTTAACTGCCGAATTTGGTTTCAGGCCTTTAAATTCTGAGCCAAATGTTTTACATAAGAATTCACCACCTTGGTGTTCCTCATTTTCTTTTAATATTTTGGCGACCTTTTGGTTTTCTCCTTCATCAATCCTATCAATTAAGTATTTATGATACTCGGATGAAGTCATGCAACCAGATGAAAGAAAACATAAAAATAGCACTACAGGAAATAATTTCATAGCCATGTCCCATCAAATAAATTCAAATAAATTTATTAGTAGTGGGATAAAAAATCAATCAATTATTTCAACGCTAATTGACTGATAAAACGGCATGTGCAGCAGGCCGCTATCCATGGCCTGCTTGAAGAAAATGGCGAACTCGAAATCCTCGGTGATCACAAAGGCCGTGTCCTTCTGGTTGTACTTCCTAGAGTTATAGGCCGATGCGTTGTAGATAGCGCTCCGCGTGAACCTGCGGCGCCCCTTATAGATGGATATCACGATACCGCCATCCACAAACTGGATCGAGATACTCCATCGCTGGTCGTTGAGGATGTCTGTGCCATTTACTCCCAACAGGAACCGCAGAACACGCCGCTTTATCCATGGGATGGAGAAATAGAAGCCATCCCCCTTGTAAAAATTCCAGGTCATGATCCGCTTAAAAAGGTCATCAGAGACAACAACCTGGTTCGACTGGTCAATCACCCGGTACTCATTGAATGCCAGTTGGTTAAATTCGAAGGTGTTATATGGGCCTATCTCCTGCTGATCGCTGCTGGAAATAACCGGCGGTAAAACGCCATAGATGCCATGGGCAATCCACCTGAGCTGGTCTCCGGTGTTGTAGTCACCGATGAAAATCGGCAGGTTGGCATTAACCATCCAGTCATAAATGCCCTGCGCCATCGAGTTATACGCAGTAAAAAATGCCCGCAGATTGTCATCGTCGTTGTATTGCGTATACATATACGACCGGATGATATCGTCCAGCATGCTACGCCCCTGTTACGATCACGCCATCCGACGCGATATAAAAATAACTGAACTTATCGCCGCTGATAATATTCGTCCCGGCATCCGGTGGCGTAATCACACCATTGATGGTGACCACGACGTTTAAAGTGCTGATCAGCCCCATGTCGATTGTCGAGTTAATCGCCTGTAAGAATGCGTCTTTCAGGTTGTTAACGTTCAGCGGTTTCCCGGCGAATATGCCGTTCACATACTGAATCGTAGGAGCCGAGACCAGAGAGGCGACCGTGGCATCTGTCAGGTAGTTAACACTTTCGGTCCCCCACTGATACGTCACTGTGACCCGCTGCAGCAATGGTGTCACGAACGGGATCACGTAGTTATCAGGCCAGTCATTCACCGTCACGGTATTGTTTCTGACGTTCGGCGTCACCTCGCCGCCGCCTCCCCAGGTCCCGGATGAAGTGGTGTCAATTCCGATGGAAAAAGTGTGAGGAGACAGTACCGTCACGGTCAGAGGAACGTCATTAATGCCTGTCATCCCGGTAACGCCAGTGATCCGGATAACCTGGCCATCAGTGTAACCATGAGTCAGGTCTGTGCTGACGACGCCAGGATTTGCATTCGTGATCCCAGTTACATTCAGTGAACACCCTTTCAGCCGGCTGATATCCCCCGCAGACTTATAGAGCGCGCCAGCAATATCGTAAATATCACCGCCGGCGCACATGACTATCCACTTATCCCCGTCCTGAATGACAGAAACCAGGCGCGCCTGCACGTTATCAAGGCTGGTAAGATGTTGTCTGATAAATCCAGGATATCCCTGAACTGTGGCCATCTGAGCCTGCCATACTCGATCACGAAACTGATAATTCGTTTCCGGGTCAGCACCAGGAGTGCCGGCGATCGGGTTGGTGCAGGAAATGGTGACATCAGACGGTAGGCTAGTGATTATCTGGTTAACCGTATTTACCGGCACCGCCCAGGTCCCGGTCTCCGTTCCCTCGCATGATACGCTGGCAGACACTCCTGACGACGAGATTATCGTCGCATCACTGACTGAATAGGTATAGGTCCCATCAGAAACAATAAACCCCTGTGGGATAACAAATCCCGCGGGGCCGGAAAACTGAACCGGAACTGTTGTTGTGCCAGCCGTTTTCTGCCCAGGGATACCAGCCTGCTGTGCGAGAAGCTCCAGCATGGCCAGGTTAGCCTTTAGTGGCCCCACCGAGTTAATCAGGTCAACCCTCGCCTGATCGCAGACGATAAGTGCGCCGACATCAGTGCTGGCCACGTCTTCAATCAGAGAGCCAGGCAAATCCGTGGTGAGTCCCGGAGATAACGCAATTGCCTGTGAAACGAGCTGTGCTCTTAGCTCTTCCGGCGTCAGAGGAACCGGGCCTGCTGACGTATAGCTGACTGGTAAATCGCTCATACGGCCACCTGTGTAATTATTTTTGAACCTGCGTTTGTGATTGCCGAGATGTTATAAACAGGCGGGTCGTCGCTGATCAGCGCAATCTGCAGCGAGGAAAAATACTGGCTGAACTGTTTCTGAATACGGTTTACGTAATACGTCGGCAGGATTTGCTGGATCACCGACCCGGCGGCCGGGATTCCGTTGTTCGCATAAAATGGCGACTCCTGCGGCGCCAGTTTCAGATTCTGGATCAGGGTCGTCAAATACACCGAGTCATTAAACCCATATTCGTCGGTTTCCACCAGGACCCACTTCCCCTCAGAGTTTCGGCCATAGGTTCTCACTCGGTGATACTCCCGTTATACGTTGAAGTCGGCCCCCCGGTATCATTTCCATCGTTGCCGTTTGAATGCTCATGGCTGTTAAGCCAGGCCAGAAGCGACTGCCATCCGGCGTGCATGATTGCCGGGCTGGTACTGGCCACTGAATCCTGCAGGTGACCAGCCTGTCCTGAAAGGCTCCATTTGCTACCCGTCAGTGAGAAAACTGTCCCGCCAACGGTGACGGTGAAGCTGTCAGGTGTGGAAATAGCGATGCTGTCAGGCTTCAGGAGAAATGTGGTGTTGCTGCCGCTGTCACGCAGCGTTACACCCTCCGGACCGTATACCGTCACCACCTGTCCGTCGACACCCTGCCACTCGGTATTACTGATCGGCAAAAAAACGAGGGCGCTTAAGTTTGCTGGCGGTGTCATATCTGCAATGCCGCCACCCTGACCGCTAACGCCGCCAATGTAAGTATCTGCGGGGATAACAATCCCCTTATCTCCCGGCTGCATAGGGTAACGAATATATTGAGGGCCAAATAAGGGGATAGTCACTTGCGGCAAAACATATGGGATATCCCTTAGCTCAAAGGAGACGGTGATCATATTCCCTGTTTGCTTGACCACGCTCGCCGGAAGAACCTTCCCTGATTTTTGAAGCGCATTTTCAATCTTTCTTTCAGTAAACCTGTTCATGCTTGAGGCAAAATTAAGCTTGTTGTCGATGCTCATGCACTACCTGCCTTAATGAAAGGGGAAGCCTCAATAATTGTTACCCATGCCTCTGCCGTTGGTTGCCTGCTATTCCCTAACAGGCGAACGGAGTTCACAATAAAGTCGCCAGTAAAGGCAGAGTCTTCTCGATACTGAGAGTACGAAGAGGCCTGTATCAACGGAGTGCTTTTTTTAGGCATCAGGATGTGATCGCCAACCTGAATATCACCGCGCATTACGCACGCCATGCTGATTGTGTTAAATGCCACCCATGTCGGCTGCCCTATCAAATCCTTGAAATCTATTTGGGTTGGGCTGTTGCTTCTGGCTACGGCGCTGGAAACAGAAGTCTTATCCGGGTGGTTATCATAATCGTTATCCCATACCCGGATCTCATTACCATTCACTATTGCGATCTCTACACCTGAGTATCCACTATCGCGAATTCTGGAACGTGAAAAAGCATTAAGGTCCTTGGCCAGTGTGACAATATCATCACAAAACAGCCCCCGGTAATGATTAAGAATTAGCCGGTCACTTATGTTGATATTGAACGTATACCCTCTGATGTTCATAAAGCACTGCGTGAGGGCTACAGAAAGCTTCTGCCCCTCCTTCCAGTCAAAGGTTAAAGGAAGGGGTACGGGTTTGTTATTTGGCACGTTCTGGACAGGGCCAACCACGATTATGAAGTCAAGTCGTAGCTCAATACCCTGCCAGTTACCAAAGACCTGATTTATCACGCCATCCAATACCAGTTTTGGCGCGGTAACCTTTCCAGCCAATGGCAGCCCGTCTTTCATCCCAAGGGATATTTTAATTTTTTTGCCAAAAAAATTCTGGCGAGCCTGCTGCATTTCTTTTGGGCCAATACCCCAGATGGTCAGGTGAGTTTCGCCCTGGGGAGTCGATTCACCGTACCTTAGGATATCAAACTCAATCATCAGGGCGCCTGGGTTGTAAACTCCGTTCTTATGGCTACTGTATTTTATCGTTCTTTCCGGAGAAGCGCCTTCAGCAGGAATGGTTATCTCAATATCATAATATCTCATGAGCTGTTTACCTCAATCAGTCCATTCTGCTCTCGCCAGTACATGGAGGACGAATTAAACACTCCGGAGATAATATTTATTCCACCGTTAAGCACGGAGCCAACGAGCGGGGTATTTAGAATGGTATTCCCAGAGCCATCGGTTATGAGGACATACCACCTCAGCCCGGCAATGTTCCATTTGACCTGGCAGTTATAGACGGTGCCATCAAGGATCGGTGTAAAAGTCATGCTTTGACGATCATTGCCGGTAAACGGATAATTCTGGGTTGTCATGGCCCTACCCCCAACTTACCCAATAGGCCGGTTATTGCTTCCGATACAGAGCTCCCGAGAGGCGTGTTGCCAAGAGCATTGGCGGTATTAGTCCAGGATGGGTCGGTTACCATATCCCCGGCGCCAATCTTGTTTAAAAAATTGTTCACAGACTGCTCTGCACCATTATCGGTTATCAGTGGCTGCTCGAAATCCCATATCCATGAACGCTGTGGTAATGGATCGTTACCTGAAGTGATGTCCCTAACGACACGCAAAATGCAGTTGCTATAGATAACGGATGGGGTGGCGACGATAAACGTGCCCCCTAAGTTAGAATGCGCCTGAAGGACAGACTGCAAAGCACTCATAGTGACGAGCTTTGTCATCGCCCCGGTGTTTTCATTGACCGGAGCCTCCATCACCAACGAAACGCGCAAAGGCTGAGCAAGCAAAGCGTTCGCAGCTACAACCTGGTTGGCGAAAGGGTATCTGGCAATTTCATAATCAACCATTGTGGCGCCCTGAACCGGGCGCCAGTGGCAGAAATATTTATCCAGATCGGTTAGGTTTATGGCTCCTCCAAGCAGTCCCGTGACAAAGCTCGCGCTCTGCGTCAAAGCGACGATCGGGAGCATTCCTCCAGGAATGGCCTGCGCTATCCCTCCGCAAAGTATTACTGGGGATATTTCAAAACCCAGCTTATACATTTCACGTGTGAATCCCATTACCTCGCCCCCAATTGCGCTGAAGTTACCACTGCATTCCCACCGGTATTGTTATAGATCTGAATGACTGTGCTCTCAGAAACTCTGCTACCAGCCCCTTCTTTTTGAGATATAGCAGAAATGAGTTTCGCGATAACCTGAGGATCATTGAGATTCAGTTTCTGATTCTCATTAAATCCAGTAGTTTTAACCACATGCCGAATATACTCAGCGGTATTATTTTCCTTAGGAGGAGCCCATTTTCTTGCAATATCTCCTACCGTATTTATTCCTTTAGCGCCATACATTTGAAGTTGCTTTGTCGCCGCCAGTACGCCTTCATCCAGCGTTGGGAAGACGGCAAATTTACCGCTTCTCGTATTCTCGCTGCTATATCCTTCAGCCCACCGCAGATTTCCCGGATTATTAAATCGATCTGCAATAGTCCTGTTTCTGTCGGAAGTATTTGCAGGTGTGGGATCAACAGCTTTAACGGTTCCATCTTCAAAGAAGCGCCTAACACCCTTGAGCCAGCCCCATACATGCGGGTCATCATTGCTTCCAGGAGTATAGGATTTTCCCGTTTTCGGATCGATGATGGTGCTTGGGCTCAACATCGTTGACCCGGATGATATATCCGCAGTAGAGATACTCGCTTTCCCTGTTACCCAATCAATAACCTTGCCAATTAGATTTCCCATTTTCTCTACTTTGTCCATAAAGTTGCTTACATCTGTGGAAAATTCAGGAGAAGCGAGGTAATTACCGAATCGCTCAATGCCGCCGGCAAGCGCATCAATCCACTTGCCGAGTTCGGGGGATTTCAGGACGGTATCGATCGCGCCTGACAGCGCATCAGACAGTTTTCTCAGTTGAGGTGTGAGAGGACCCAGGCCGCGCACAAACGTATTCCTGATGCTCTGGCTGCTGTAGTCGAGCTGGACGTTAAAATCCTGCCACTGGCGCGCCTGCTGGTCGGTAATTTGCAACATGCGCGCATCCTGCTGCGCGCGCTTCTCCATGGCGGTGATCTCCTCATCGCTCATGTTTTTGAAGCGGTTCAGGTCGTCCAGCGTAAAGAAGTTTGTCAGGCCGTGCGCCTGTGCGCCCTGCAGCGTGCTGCCGTTCTGCACGAAAATATCGCGCGCATTACGGATCATCTGCGGGAGCAGTTTGGCCGGGTCCTGGTCGGGATTGTTAATCCCCATAGCCTGAAACGTCCAGCGCTTCGACAGGTCCATCTGGGAATCGCGGATAGCGCCCAGCGTCCCCGCCGGATTACCCAGCGCTTTCTGGTAGTTTATGGCGGTGGAATCCAGCGCGCCGATGCTCGTCCCGAGCCCGAGAGAAGTAAACCGCTGGGCGCCGGTGGTGGCCGCCAGCCGGTTGATGCCAAACAGGCCGCCAACGCCCAGGACGCCGGTAAATATCCCGACAATACCACCCCAGGACAGAAGGCTGGCCGTCGCTTCCTTGATGTGCCCTGCCAGCGATTTAGCGTCTTTCGTCGCATCGCTAAGGAAGCCCTTCGCAGAGCGAGTGCTTTTGTTGAATTCGTCCTGCTTTTTCTTCGAGTCTTCCAGGTTGGCATTGAGCCGATCGATACCACTGTTGATAGTCAGAATGGCCTCGGCCACGGCATTAAACTCCGCGCCTAACTCCTTCGTCTCACCTTTGGCCTTTTCGGTCTGCTTGCTGCTTTCTCCAATACCAACGGCAGCTACCCGCCATGCTTCCGGTAAATCATCCAGCGCGCTCTGGTACTCGCGAAACCTTTCCATAAACGCGACAAACTTGTCGTCATTTACGTCAATGTCGACGATCGACTTAGCTACCATTGAAGAAACCTCTTTCTTTGAGCGCGGCGAGTAGGTAGCGCTGCCGGTACTGCGCCGGGCTTGCATACTCCTCGCCGGTGATCTCCCTTATCACCTGCCAGAAACCCTCATTAGACGCCCAGTCTAAGAGGGTATAAATGACGTTTCCGGCTGGGCATTCTGGGTCGGGATATCGGTATCCGGCTTCGACGTCTGCAACGAATCGCGGAACGCCGTACCGCTCGATGAGGTTAGTTGCCCATCGTACATTTTGATCACCGTTCCCACGGTCGGCGCGATCAGGTTTGCCTTCTGAATAGCAGAGGAAACCATAAAAAAAACCACTTCGCCTTCGACCTCGCGATACTCATCAGGGTCGATAATCCCCTGCTTGAATGCCACCTCAAGAGGCGTGGTTTTCCACTGGCCGCCGACGTTATGGATAACGACCGTCAGTCGCTGAATTTCATCAACGATGTTCGGGCCTGTCCGGCCGTTATCGATTTCCGCTTTCAGGCTTTGACGCAGCATCATCGCTGCGATTCTGGCGGCACCAAGACCACCAACCTGCGAGATGAATTTGGTGAACAGATTTCCCAGCAGGATGCAGTGTTCTTCCACCACCTCATAGGGAAAAGGCGTCACGTGCAGGTATACGATCGAGCCGTCTTCGCGGGTAACGCTGGTGACCAGATTCAGTTTCTTGTCAATTTTCATGCATTACACCCACATGTTGTCGTTAGTGACCATGTAGCCGCTGATGGTTACCACAAAAGCCGGGTCCATCCCGCTGAAAGCCAGCTCGTTGAAGTTGACCAGGTAGCAGTTGAGCAGCGTGATATTACCGAACGTCGTTGCATCCGGCGTCACCACGATTTCACCCAGCGACGTGTCGGTTAAAAAGCGCTGTCGGTAGCTTTCACCCAACCCCTGAGTTTTCAGAAGATGCACGGTCAGCGTTACCTGCTGATACGGTGCCTGGCTGCCGACGGTGCCGGTCATCGTAGGGATGATGTCGGTTGCCGGGCCGTCAGGACGCAGGCTAATGCCGTCCTTTGCCAGGTACGACGCCGAAACGTTCAGCGCCGGTGTATCCGTGACGGAAAGGGCCCCGCGTACGCGGTTAAGAAAGCCCTGCGGTACTAATGGGTTCGCCATTTTTTACGCCCCTACAAAGTTCGTTACGTTCACGTTAAACGTGATGGATTCGAAGCCGCGGCGCGGCGTCATGACGGCGCTCAGCCCGTTATATTTGCCTTCCTGATAATCGGAGGGGTTCAGGCTGTTGTAGTTACTGAACGGCACGGCGTTGATCACGGCGTTGCCGGCGTAAGTGCCTTTGTCATACTCGGTGTTGAAATCTTCCTGCGTCAGTTGCGTGTCGATGACGCGACCGAGGATCAGCCCGTAGCTGATGCCATTACGCAAGGTTTTCAGAGCACGACGCTGCAGGCGGTCAATGCCCTTCTGCTCGTAGTACAGCGGGTTAACGGTCGTGTTGGAGCCGTTGATGATTTCATTCGCCAGGTCGAGCTCAAGGTTGATCGCCGTCCACGCCACCGAATACCAGTAGTTGAACGGGTTACCATCGAGCATGCGGCCGGTGAACAGCACTTTATTGCTGAGTCCACCTTCGGCGCCGGTGCCGATGTAGTTGATGTTGCTGTCCTGAAGCGATTTCAGCAGTGCGCTGTTGCCTTCCAGCGGGTACTCAGTCAGGCCGTACATAAAGCGGTACGACATCGGCGGCACCATGTTGCTCGACCCCGGGTCGTTTGCCAGGGACGACTGGAACGGGCCGGCCATGGAAAACTCGCTCGCCGGAATATCCGGAGCCTCGACGCCGGCAAAGACAGTTTTGTTTTTCGTCGCGACCCAATCCTGATAGGTCGCGATCGTTGTGGTGACAAAGAAGTAAACCAGGCTGCCCGGCGAGGTATAAAGCCCGGTCAGGGTTTTAAATTCATCGACCGAATCCCATTCGCGCGGCACCAGATAGGAGAAAAACTTCTGGTAGGTGTTGCCCAGGGCGACGTCTTCAGCGATGAAGGTTGTCAGCGCTGCGACAGCTGCCTCCATGGACACATCGCCAAGTTCCAGCACATAAACTGCCCGCGTTTTCCCCTGGGCCCAGAACGAGGTATTCATCTGGGAAATTTCGTTCTGAACTACCGTTTTTACCGTCCCCATTGCCGTTGCGCTGCCGGGGTTGGCCGTCAGCGGATAGGTGAAGGTGTTGGCACCTGTCACCGTAGCGGTATAGGCGCCATTGTACCCCGCTGGAGTCGCTCCGGAGATGATCACCGGGACCTGTGATCCGTTAGTCCATCCATGAGCGGCAGCCAACGTGACCGTTACCACGCCAGTAGCCCAGGCGAGCGTCGAGATGGTTTTCGCCGGTGCAAGGATGTCGGCCAGGTCGGTTTCACTGGTCAGCAGCTGATATTCACCGGCATTCAGCGTCGTGCCGCCCATAGAAATCATCGCCCCGGACTTTAACAACTGCGAGGGCTTCGGCGGATTCGTCACCGACACGTTAATATTAACAATTGCCATTTACTTATTTCTCCGGGTCAATGGACGGAATTGCAGACGTGATCAACTGGCGCGCTAAATTACGCATCCGTTGCTGGTAGTAATTGATTTTGAATTTGATGGTCTTACGCATGGCGATGATGTTGAGCTCGTTCTGAGTGACTCGCTCATCCTGCACGACGGGAATATTCATGATCCCCATCTCCGGGGCATCTCCGGTCGTATAGTCCTGCACATACCGCACGAAGTCTTCAATGCTGGCGTTACGCAGGCCGGTGACCGAAAGCGTGACATCTTCCGATACCAGCTGATACTGGTTTTGCTTCTCGTCCAGATAGAACGCGCCGGCGATCGGTGACGTGTTACTGCATTTCACTGTCGCATAGGGCGGCGAAAGGTTCTGCGTTGAGAGCATCGCCGGGAACATCGGCATGTACTGATTCAGGGCCAGCCAGATCGGCAACGAGCTCGACACCACTACGTCAGAGAGGTCTATGTCATCCGCAGAGTTGATGATCTGCGACCGCATGTGCGGGAAAATTGCCTCTCCGGTGTAGTGGTACAGGTTCGCCGGCTCATTCAGCCCGGTACGCCGGGAGAACGAGAACTGAACGCCAAAAAACTCGCCGATGTACAGCACCTCTGACCCGATGTCGTTAAACGGGTCGATGTCCGCCTGCGCGGTGAACGTCACCACGTTGCGATCGTACAGTTGCTCGTCGTCCTGAATGGTTTCGGTCGTCAGGTGCAAATAACCTTTCACATCTACCGTATCCGGCTCATTGTTCGGATCGTCTGACAGGACCGAGGCTTTCACCCAGAACACGAAGCCATCGAGCGGAAGTACCTTTCTGATGTACTTCGTGAACGTCACCACCTGGAACCGGCTCAGATCATCCAGCCCCTGTGTCAGGGTAGCGTTAAGCTCGGTTTTGGCGTTCTGTAACTCACTCAGGGAAGGCATTCAGCACCCCGCTTACCCAGGCTCGCATAGCTGCCTGATAGGTTCCTGTGTCAATGAACGAAGGGCGTGGCGGCCCCTTTTTGCCTTTAAAGCGCTTCGATATTCCCTCAAGCGCGCGGCGCGTTGGTACGCCAGGGAGGCCGTTCATCTCGGTGTTATCGAGGAAGCCGACAAAGAGATCGTGAACTTTGGACATTGACTCAGCGAGCGGGTCTTTTGCCGGCGGCGCGCCAGCGAACATGTTTTCAAGCGCTGCGGCGAGGTCTTTGCTCATCAGCTCAGCGATGTCGTTCCCGTAGCGGTCAAAGAACGTCTGCATAATCTGATACCTTGCTTCCAGCTCTTCCGCTACGCTCCCCGTCGTGGTGTTCTCGCCCTCGTAGGGGATATCGATAACGCCCAGATGAAAGGTGATCATGACAAGCCCCACAGGCTCCCGAACTGCTGAGCGATCATCAGATAGCGACGCCCCCACGGGTCCTGCAGCATCTGCAGGTCTGCCAGCGACAGGTCTTTGAAGAAGTCCGGAACCAGGCGTTGGGCGCTGGTAGAGTTATCCCCGGCCCCCGTAATAACCCCGGCCTTGAAGTCATTCAGCCCATACTGGCTACGGAAATTGGCGAACACGGTCTCTGTCCCGTAATTGATGAGAAACGACGCCCCAAGGTTATAAACCGCGATGCTGTACATGTTCGGCATAACGCACGCGATGTCAGGGTTTACCCATTCAACGGCGCCGCCATAGGCGAGAGAAAAAGACGGCGAGTCGTCGGGAACCTGGTCGGGGGTGATGCCCATATCAGATCGAACGAATTCGATGAATCCCGACAGACTGGTGGTCATTTCTTCTTGCTCCCGGCTTTCGGCGTGACAATTTTTTCGTTGATGGTCGGGTCGTCTGAATGGTCATCGCGCCCCTTGGCCTGCTCTGCGCTGAATTCCATGTCACCTTCGTAGCCGATACCGCTTTCGCGCAGTGTGTTATCCAGCGCGGCGACGGATGCCTGCCGGCGGTTATGAGCCCCGCGGGTCAGATGACCATCGTTATCGCGAATGGTTTTCTCAATAACGCTGGCGGAAACGGGTTTGTTGATGCTGTAGCACAGGCCGACAAATGCCTGGCTCTGGTCGATTTTGGTTGAGTCAACCAGACCGTAAACCTGATGATGCTGAATAACCGCTTCGACTTCTTCGGTCGAGCCATCCAGAACCAGCATCTGTGAGCCGTGCTCAATGGGGATCTGGCGAAGGCGCCCGGTTTCCAGCTGGCGGAAAGTGAAGATGTGGCGCTGCTTGGTAGTGTTGGCGATGTACAGTTTCATTGTTTACCCTTCGTAAAAAAGCCCCTGCACAGCGAACCATGCAGAGGCTTAAGCACTTCTCAATTTCGAGTTTTAGTCGCTGTATTTCATCGACAGGATGGTGATAGCTTCCGGACGGACTGCCCAGCCAGCCGTAGAGCGCATTTCTGACAGCACGTCGATAGCGCCCCCGGGGATTGGCGTCGGGATTTCCATCGGTGCCGCCATGTCGGTGAACATCAGGGCGTTCGCCGCCAGAGACGGGCTCAGTTTGGCGAATTCGTTGGTGTTCACGGTGGAGTTGGCCATCGGCACTTCCACTTCCGGGACGGTGATAACCACCGCGTCAGTACCGCCGGCACCGGCGCCGATCAGCGTGTCGTCGTACACCCAGTCAACCTGAACATTCGCGCCACGGAGAACCTCTTTCACGGTGCCGCCGACGGTATCAGTACCGCCGCCAGGACGCTGATAAGATGTCAGCTGAACGATCTGCTGAATCTCCATCGCGCCCAGCACTCGCTGCGGACCGAGGATAACAACACGCTGCTGGCGACCCAGTTGCATGGTGCGGGTCAGCGCGGCCTGTACATGGCCCAGCAGATAGACAGCCATCTGTCCATGGTCGTAGGTCAGCACAGTGGTGTTGCTGTTGCTGTCCGGCGGCAGGGTTTCGGTGGTCGCGCCTGCGGTGTTCAGCAGACCTTCGCCGCCTGCCGGGTTCATGCCGTACAGCAGCGCAGAACGCAACTGCTGGAAGATGCCCTGACGCATGCCGAGACGCTGAGCTTCTGGCAGAGCCACGTTCCAGTTACCGGCCGCCGCGGTGTCGTGGTGATCGTAGATACCACGGCAGCGGAACAGGTAGGTTGGAGTGGAGATCATGCGCGCCTCGAGCGCCACGCTCGGCAGCTGGTTGGCGTTGCCGGACTGGCTGGAGGTTACCTGGGTACGAATATCCAGGCGGCGCATATAAACGTACTGGTCGCCTACGCCAAGGCGGACCTGCGGGTTACCGCTGGCGATGGTTTCGAACGCACCGGACGCCTGCTGGTAACCAATGATCAACTCCGGCGCAATATACGACGGGTTGACGATGGTGTAGCTGGGGGTAATTGCAGCCATTTAAAGCTCCCGATTAAAGTAAGACCAGCGCGCAGCTGTCGGTGTTGTTCCAGGTAAGGAAGCCCGTAGCGCTGTCATAGCTGACAGTTTTAGAGTTCCCACTCTCGATGGAGATGACTTTCACTGGCAGGGTGATGTCTGCCTGAGCAACAGCGCCGATAGTGCCCTGCGTGGTCGCGGAGCCGCCCGGCGCGCTGGCAGGCGCATAGGTGAAGGTTGTCGTACTCGGCACGCTCAGCACAACGACGGTGCCGTTATAGGCAGTCGGAGCTACTCCGCTGATCTTCACGTACTGGCCTGCAGTCAGACCATGTGCAGAGGCAGTGGTGGCGGTGGCCACGCCGTTCGAGTAGGTAACAGCGGTCGTGTCAATGTCAGCACCGGCAAAAGCCGCCGCGGCTGCGGTGGTCACCTGGTTATTGACGAAGTCCCACGCCAGCGGCGTTTTCACCGATGCTCCAGCGGTTCCGAGCGCTACCACCTGCGCTGAAGCTTTCAGCGGAACGCGCATGTTGGATCCAAGGCGGTAGAATGAAACGCTCATGCCGGACGCATACAGCGGAACCGGTGATTGCGGAGTGGTAAGGCCGTTGTGGGCCTGGTTGAAGACGGTGAAGCCTTCGAGTTCAGCCAGTGACACAGCGCGACGAATAGTCGACCCGCGAGGACTGGAGTTCACGCCGGGCAGCAACTCGGCAACCGGCAGGCCACCCCACAGCGGTTTGGTTTCGGTGGCGGCGACAGTGCCGGACGCCAGGTTAAAGCGATTTGCCGGATCATCCAGAGCAACGCCCTGAATGAAGCCATCAGACTGCACACCGAAGGAACCAGCGGCATTCGTGGTCGCCATCGGGTTAAGAGATAAATTAGCCATGCTTCAGAGCTCCCGTTAAGCCTGGTTGTTAAAACTGGTGACCTGACGCTTGCCAGACTGGAACGGCGCCCAGGTGACGGCGGGATCGCCTTCAAAGGTGCTGATCTGGCGACCGGTTGCATCGGCGCGCTTAATCTCGCGCAGCATACCGGGACCAACTGACAGGCTGGCCGCCTTCTGCGCATCAGCGTAGATATGCTTTTCGGCAGTGCTCAGCAGTTGAGAATCAGCGATGGCAGAGAGATCGACGGCTTTGTAGTCCGGAGAATGCTCCTGCAGTTGAATCATCAGACGGCGGCGATACGCCATCGGTTTTTCACCGGACAGCGGGATCGGGGCGCGTTTGCCAAAGCTGGAGAAGACGCTATCGGCTTTCACCTGCGCTTCTGCAACTTCGTTGCGCTCTTCGTCGCTCAGTTCGGTAGGAATGCGGGAGCGAAGCTCAGCAATTTCCTGGAGGATTTGAGAGTCGGCTTTTTCTTTTGCCATTTTCTCAGCCTCTTCGGCATCCGCCTTTTCTTTGGCTTCAGCATCAGCTTTTTCCTTCGCGGCTTTCTCTTCCGCGTCGGCTTTAGCTTTCGCCTCTTCCGCTTCTTTGTCTTCTGCGTCAGCCTTTTCTTTCTTGGCGGCCTCTTCGGCGTCAGCCTTGGCTTTCGCTTCCTTCTCTTCGTCGGCCTTAGCCAAACGCGCATCGATCGCCTTATTAATCAGCGCTACGATTTTTTCCTCGTCCATCTTTTCAGCCTCTTCAGGAATGGAATCAGATTTAACACCGGTAGGGGCAAGGAGCTTGTCCCACACGCCCTGTTCACAAATTGCAACGTGGTCGAGCAGCTCGGGGGATGGCTCCACCAGTAGAGGCTGACCGTCGACAATGATTGATTGAGCAACCTCTGAGAACTTCACAGTTGGCGAGGTGCTTAATTGCCTTGTTGCCATAATTTCAGCAGCTTCGGCGTCGTACACACGCGCAACGGCCCACACTTCGCCCTTATCGGCAACCCAGGCATTTGTCAGGGTGCCAATAACGCGCTTTGAGAACTCGTCGCTATCAAGTGTTCTTTTTTCGGGGTGAAGCCAGATAAGTGGTACGCCAGCTACCCGCTGGAGAAATTCAGGGGTGAGATAGTCGTCCGGGTTACGGAACGTCATCTCCTGATCTGCAGATCGCCAGGCAACCCCTGTTCCGGTCACCCGGATGGCGAACATCCACATGTTGTAAAAATATTGCGGGCTGCTGAGCGTTCCGTCAGCGATGAGCGCGGCCACGTCGGTTTCGTTGAGCGCCTGCTGCGCCAGCATTTCAGCGAATGGCTGATGAAGCGGCTTTGGCAGATCGTCAATATGGAACCATCCGGCGGCCAGCGATTCGTCGTTTATCTTCGCTTCGAATTGCTCCGGCACGTCGGCGCGGTAGGTCAGGTAGTCACCATGTACGCTGTGCGGCGTCAGCGGGCCATCGTACTGATAGCCTGTTTCCTCCAGCACCTCGCGCCGTGCGGCGTCTATGGCTAACTCTCCCGGCTCTATCGTCCCGCCCGGCTGGCACCATGTGCCATCATCCGAGCGCTGGATCAGGAAGACGAACTTCCCCTGACGGAACATTATCCCGCTGCCAAAAATAGCCACGTTTTAATGCTCCTATGCTGCTTTCATGGACTCCAGGAACTTGCGGCCCTTCTGGGTCAGCATGTCCTCGGGAATGCTGCGGAGGTTGTACAGATAGGTGACGTAGCACCGACAGAAAACCTCTTCGCCAGGCTGCGTAATTTCGTCGAGATAGCCGGCAGGGCCAGCTTTGACATAGCCATTTTTCTGCGCCCAGTTCCCGCGGATGAGATAGATCAGCTTGTCCCTCTCCTTGTGATCTTCCCGGTAGTCGTACCCTGGCTGGCGCCAGTGGCTATGCCACTCGGCAGCAATCGCGTTGTTGCCCGTCGCGATGATGTTGTCGATATTGGCGATCAGCTTATGGTTCTGGTCAATCATCACGCGGCGCGCTTCATAGTCCACCTTCTCGGCGGCCTTCTGAATGTGCGCCGCCGTCTCCCGCATCGTTCCCTGAATGCCGGTCCGCGCAATGCTATCTGCTGAGGGAATGCTGCTGGCCCATCCGCTAAACCGCGACAGAGTAGTGTCGATGGCTTTCTTACGATTCAGCTTTATCAGGTCAGCGCTGGCCAGGATGCGGCGATCCAGCTCGCTGCGTAACTTCGGCTCCATGTAGTTCAGCGTGAAGCGTGAAAGCCCCTTGTGGCGCTCCAGCGCTCCAGCCTTGCTCACCTGCAGGTCATAGGTCTTACGCAACCGATCGGACACCATGCTCATGTAGTCGTCATCAGTTTCGCTTTCGGCCGCTTGCCGGATAATGGCCTGCCATTGCTCCAGCTCCTGCCGCGAGGTGTAGCCATTGCGCAGAAAGAACTTCACCGCCTCGCGTACGGTGCGCGTGAAAGTCTTCATAGCATCATCCCGCCGCCGGGCTCTTCATCCCGTGGCTGTTCAGGCCGGTTAGCCTTTAACGAGTCGATATCGAGATCAAGTCGCTGCGGGAACAGGCTTTCGTTAGCGTTCGCGTTGGTCTGCGCCCACTCGATAAGAAGCGCGCGGTTCTCATCATCCGTGTTGACCTGCGGGAGAAGGACTTCCAGCATGCTGACGATGGCCTTAAAGCGGATTTCGTCGACCTTCACTTTTTCGCTTTCCGGCTCTTTCAGGGATGACGGCCAGCGATATTCGAAGTTGTTAATCCATGAGGAGAAATACAGGCTGTAGGTGTTTTTCAGCTCCGGAAAGTCAGCACGCAGAGAATTGAAAAACTCAATGCTCCAGGCGCGATACTGGCAAATACGGATGAAATAGTCATACAGCGGCTCAAGCCACTCGCGGATGTTGTCGATGTAGACTGCAACAGATCGAGCGTCTTCCGTCCCCTCGCCGAAGCCCTGGGCGAATGTTTCCGAGTTCAGAATGATAGCCGGCATGTCAGCTGCCGCAGCGATATTCTCCAGAATGTGATTCCGGGAGGAGTCGAGCGGCTTTTCCAGGTTGCTCAGGTCGATGGATTCGATGCTGTCATTTGCGCCGATCTGCAGGACCTCGCCTGTCTTCCCTCGCTTCAGCATCATTCGTTTGATGCCGCTGAGCTTTTGCATCATGTTGTTGACGACTGAGCTCGGTCCCTGAATCTTCGTTACCAGCAAGCCACCCTTCACGGAAACCATGTCATCGGTGCGCATGGTCTGGATGAAGGATTTCAGCGGGAACAGAGCGCGCTGGTAAACGCTGCGACCGGTAAAGCCAAAGGCCGCAGAGTTATAGGCCAGATAAATCGGGTCCTCGTTCTGTTGCACAACACAGCGGGATTTGTGATACGGCTTGCCCGCCACTCTGATCCCGTCGACCTTCTGAAAGTCCTGCGCGTTCGGATCCTGGTTCAGGACGATGCTTCCGGCAGTGTTCAGCGGGTCGAGAATGTTGAATGTCACGTTGTGCTTATACAGCGTGCGGTAGTCCACCGCAGAGGACGGCTCCTGGTTATCAACCAGCATTGCGATCGCCGAAACACCGTAAATGCGAGAGATGCGCGCCGCATTAGCGATGTGCTTATCGGCGCCCAGTGCTTTCCACTCCCGCTCAAATGCATCGCGGAGACGCTGCTCAATGCCATACGCCTGCGAAATGTGAACCGTGCGCGACTCGTTCATCGCCATCTTGATCGGGCGATCTACCATTTTCCCTCCCAACGGGTGGAAGAGGTAAATCGTTTTGCAGGTCTGATAGCCAGCCGACATACCCGGCTGAATGTCATCGCTGTCCAGGAGCGTGATCAGCTCCGGCGAGCAACTGCCGATTGCGATATCATCTTCGTTCATTGGTTTTCTCGCTAGAGTGCGTCGCCGCTACCGAACGCGATGATCAGCCCGTAGGTGTAATCATCCAGCAAATCGTCGGCGCGCTTGTGCGCGTTCTTATCGGCAAGGTGGAATCGTGATACCTGCTTATGCAGATGGTTTGCTGTTTCGCCCTTGAAGACTGCCGTCTTCTCGTAGGCGTATCGGGATATTTTCGCCAGCCCGCGGTAGTGATACCCAGAGGCCATAATGGCGCGCTCGTCCTTCCCTTTGCTGGTCAGGGCGGATTCAATTTTGTTGACCGGCCATCCCAGGCTCTCGCCTTTCTGCAGAAGGATGCTGCCCATACTGGCGTCTTCAATGAAAACGCCGAGGCTGCCATTTACAGCGACGCACTGGCCGGATAGCTCATTCAGCCGGGTGAAAACGGACGGAATCCACTCTTCCAGCAGCGCGCCGTCGATCTGCACCACATCCCAGTCAAGAATGGTCAGGCGCTGAATTCCGGGCCGGGTGTCTACGGCGTAGTAAACCACCGCCGTGCCGTCGTGATCAGTACCGCCCTTAACGGCGGTATCCATGACAGCGAAAACGGCCTGGCACATCTCAGGGTAATCGACAGGCTGATCCTGGTTTTCACCCTCGAACCATTTGCGGACGTCGAACAGCGACGCAGCGGACCAGTCGACGAACTCGGCCAGGAACTCCTGCCGGAAAACGCGAGGATCGTTGTTCTGTCGCTCTTTCTCCAGCTCCTCGGGAGGAACGAAGGGGTTTGATGACGTCGGCGCGTGATGCTCATGGAAGCCGAGGTCTTTGTTATGGCAGATGGCATAGAAGAAGTTTTCTTCATCCACACCGTCAGGCGTTGAGAATACGTAGGCCCGGCCTTTTGTCGTCAGTAGCGTCGGCTTAATCGACTTCGGCCAGATTTCCTTCAGCATTTCAGGCGACTTGGTAAAAGCCGCCTCATCGATCAGGATAATTTCGTACTCACGACCACGACCGGCCAGTTTGTTGTCGTTGGTGACCCAGAAGTCAATCTTCCCGCCGTTCTTCAGCAGCAGGCGCTTTTCCTGCCGGCTGAAACTCTTTTTCAGCGGCAACAGGATTTCTTCCAGCTTGTCGTAGATCTCCTGGTACTGGCGATACTCGGCAGTGAAGATACCGACCCGGCCGCCCAGCTCGATGTCCATGCCCGGGCGCCGAAACTGCGACGTTGCGTAGGTCACCGCGGCGCTCGACAGCATGAAGGTTTTCCCCCAGCGTCGACCACAGCGAACCGCATTCAACTGGTGATCCCAGGAATCAGACCAGACCGTTAACTGCCCGTTGTGTAGCGTGGGTAGGTAAATGTCGGCCATGATTTATCTTCCCGGTATTGGCAGCGAGTTATGCACGACGATCGCGTTATCCTTGTCGCCGTCTTTCAGTACATCAATTTCGAGCTCAACCTTTTCGGTCGCGGCTTCGCGGTAAGCGGCATCAACGCGCTGCTTGATAATCGCCGCCTTGGTGTACTCCAGCGACTCAATGCGCGCAGTGTTGCGATGCATGGCTTTCTGCGCCTGAGAGATGAGGTCGTGTAGATCTTTGGCCTGCTCGCTGGCGGCTGTCTCCAGCTCTGTCTGCCAGCGCCCGATATTCTCTGCCGCTGTCAGGCTCGCCGCTCGCAGCCAGAAAAGCTCATCGTCGAGCGTGAGCATCTGGGCATCTTCGGTGATGGCGTCAGAGAGCAGCATCCGGCGGCCATAGCCACCATGCTTTAATGCGTTCTGGTTGCCAGGCTGGAAGGCGTTCGTCGGCGGTGCGGTGCGCGATCCGCGTATCGGTTTCGTTTCTGGAGATTTTGAGCGGGCGCCTGTGTCGGGCTGGTTTTTTTTCACCTTCCCGTTTTTATTGGCCCCGCCTTTCTCCTTCTGCGAATTCGCAGATTTGTTCGCACTTTTTTTTTGCGAATTCGCACCGTAAGTCGTTACTTTGATATAGCGTTTCGCAGATGAGTAATTCAGTCCCTGCGCTGCGCACCAGTCTTTCGGGGATATTCCTGTTTTGGCATGCTCGGCGAGGAACTGGTGTTGCAGTGCTCCCCAGTCCGGTTTTGCCATAGTCCTTACCTCGTTGTGACATTATCGAGCCACCTCTGGAAGTGGCTCTGTAATGCCCGATCAGTCCTTAATGAACTCTTCCGTGTGAATGCCGATTTCACCAGTAAGCAGCTGAGCACTGGTTGCGTCGATGTTCACTGATGTATGAGGGTTGGCGTTTTCGTTAAGCCATTTGATTACGGGCTTCACCACGTCTTCGAAGGAGGAGCTGCGAGCCTTATTAACGTCGGCAACGTGGCAGTCACCAAGGCACGGACCGCGACCAAGGAAGCAGTTAATACAGGCATGGTCATGGATTTTTTCTGGCGCCTTTGCTGCGCCCGCGCCACCAATGACGGCTCGGCATTTGGAAATCTGAGGCTCAAGGTGGATGGCAATGTCTACCCCCTCACTTTTGTCGCCATCATCTTCACACACCGGGAAGCAACGCACACTGTCAACGAGGTGGTTACGAAAGATACGGGTTTCCAGCGAATCGGGTGCTGTAAATAACTCAATATTTACTCCGGAATCGAGGTTAATTTTCGGTTTATCTTTCGAGTACCCCTCAAACAACAGGCTTTCGACCAGAGTGCGGGCATTGATAATGCCGGAAAGATTGCTGGAGGGCTGAGACAACTGCAGAAGCTGAACTTTCCAATACTTGATAACTTTCATGCTGTTTTCCTTTAGGTGTGAGCCTGTCGTACAGGAACGCCGCCCGAGAGAGGTCGCCACCTTTAACGGCGTTCCTCAGGCTCACGACTGAAAGACTCTCGATGGTTTGCGTGTACGATACGCATTAAAAAGCCCCGCTATTGCGAGGCTGTTATTTCAGGCACTGCGTGGTGATGTATTCCTGCAGCGCCCTCAGGGCTGTTTGGTCGCTGAGGATTCCGGATCGGATACCGAGAACGTTTCGTCCAGCAACTGCAGAGAGTTCGACGGTGGCATCATTGCCCATGCTGGCGGCGCCGGTGGTTTGGGTTGCGGCTGACACTGGACACTTGCCTTTGACGAGCACCCGACCACCATTATCAAGCTTGCGCTGCAGAGCATCATTTTCAGCTTTCGCATCCGCTAACTCCTTCGTGTATTTAGCATCGAGCGCATCAGCATCACGCTGGCGCTGCTGCATGTCAGTAATGGTGGCGGTCGCCTGCTTCAGCTCACTGACTTTTTTATCGCGCTGCTCTTTGTAGGCGACGGCGTTATCACGGTAATGATTAACAGCCAATGACAGGCAGACGATGATGCAGATAACCAGAGCGGAGATAATCGCGGTTACTCTGCTCATACCTCAATCTCTCTGACCGTTCCGCCTGCTTCTTTGAATTTTGCAATCAGGCTGTCAGCCTTATGCTCGAACTGACCATAACCAGCCCCCGGCAGTGAAGCCCAGATATTGCTGCAACGGTCGATTGCCTGACGGATATCACCGCGATCAATCATCGGCAAAGCGCCACGCTCTTTAATCTGCTGCAGTGCCACAGCGTCCTGGCTTTTCGGAGAGAAGTCTTTCAGGCCAAGCTGCTTACGATAGGCATCCCACCAACGGGAAAGAAGCTGGTAGCGTCCGGCGGCTGTTGATTTGAGTTTGGGGTTTAGCGTGACAAACTTGCGAGGGTGATCGGAGTAATCAGTGAATAGCTCTCCTCCTACAATGACGTCATAACCATGATTTCTGGTTTTCTGCCGTCCGTTATCAGTTCCCTCTGACCACGCCAGCATATCGAGGAACGCCTTACGTTGATTATTGATTTCCACCATCTTCTATTCCGGCTTTTTTAGCAGCGAAGCGTTTGATAAGCGAACCAATCGAGTCAGTACCGATGTAGCCGATGAACACGCTCGTTATATAAGCGAGATTGCTACTTAGTCCGGCGAAGTCGAGAAGGTCACGAATGAACCAGGCGATAATGGCGCACATCGTTGCGTCGATTACTGTTTTTGTAAACGCACCGCCATTATATCTGCCGCGAAGGTACGCCATTGCAAACGCAAGGATTGCCCCGATGCCTTGTTCCTTTGCCGCGAGAATGGCGGCTAACAGGTCATGTTTTTCTGGCATCTTCATGTCTTAGCCCCAATAAGGGGATTTGCTCTATTTAATTAGGAATAAGGTCGATTACTGATAGAACAAATCCAGGCTACTGTGTTTAGTAATCAGATTTGTTCGTGATCGATATGCACGGGCAAAACGGCAGGATGTTGTTAGCGCGACCTCCTGCCACCCGCTTTCACGAAGGTCATGTGTAGAAGTCCGCAGCGTAACTATCACTGATGAATTCAGGATAGCCAGTGGCTACGGCTCAGTTTGGGTTGTGGCGGCCGGAATCGAACCGGCTTCCATCGGTGCGCTGCCGATTGCAGTACGCGCGGCGGTCAGCTACATGACTAGTATTTTCACTGTCGCCTATCTGCTAGCTCGCCATTGAGCTTCACCACAACGATAAGAGCACTGCGCGGCACCTTTCACCAATTCCGCGAGGTCTGCTGGTTCAATGCTCTTACCTGTTGTGCAAACAAAAAAAGCCACCGTTGCAACTTAAGAGTCACTAACGGCAGCTTATGCGAATAGTGTTGCTCATTTGCTCAATGATGTCAACACGTTCTATGCTACATGTTTAATTTTCTCTACACGTTTCCGATTTTTAAACGCACTATCCAGAACCGGGTAAATCATAAACAACGAGGCATTAAGGATTTCGTCAACTTCCCGTCGACAGGTTGCGAGCGATGGTTTTTGAATGCGCCCACCGCCACGGCATAACATCTTGCGAGGTCTTGCGACGCAATGATAGTAAGATGCAATGGCGTGCTTGGAAGAGCCATGAGCGTAGTAGCTGAGGAGGATGCCAAAGGCTTTCTTGTCAATGCACATGACGGAATCGACGACCTGAGAAATCAACATTCCATCATCATCATTACACATTGGCCTTGTCATAACTCTTCCCGGCTCTACGCTCTCCATGAACTTCGCTATTACGCTGCTCATGCGCTTTTCCAGACGACCTGAATAAACCCATGCGCCCCACAGTTCAAGCCAGCCATTCAGCCACTCATGCTGTTCTTTGGTGAGGTTTAGTTCTCTTATGCCCACGCGCCTTCTCCCTGTACCTGAATCAATGTGAGGTTTCCGCAGAACACTGCGCCGGTATCGATATACATCTGGTTGGCAAATTTGAGTGGTTTCACTGCTGGCGTATGACCAAAGATGAACGTGTCCGCGCCTTTGATTTCTTTCACGATCCCGTCTTGTGAGTTGCCGATTCGTTCGCGGTTCCAGATTACCTGCTGATGATCAACTGGCTTTCCAAACTCGTATTCATCACAAGGATAATCGGCGTGGCAAATGACATATTTTTTACCTTTGCTCACCAGTTCGATGATTAACGGAAGTTCTTCTGCTTTATGGGCAAGAGCTTTAGCCAGAATCTCTTTGTCGTAATCGAGATTGAAGAACCAGCCACCGCCATTAAGCAGCCAGTGATTAACGTTTCCACGCTCTGATAAGCCATCAATCATCATTTGCTCATGGTTTCCACGTACAGCTCTGAACCAGGGGAATGTGATTAATTCCAGGCATTCAACGTTCTCTGCACCACGATCAACCAAATCGCCCACCGAGATAAGCAGGTCTTTTTTGTTGTCGAATCCAATCGTATCCAGTTTGTTCATCAGGTTCGTGTAGCATCCGTGCAGATCGCCAACTACCCAAATATTTCGGTATTTGCTGCCATCAATTCTTTCGTAGATATTCATGCAGCCTCACTTCTGCTGTTTCGCAGTTTTTTAAGTTTCTGTTGATACTCCGCCTTGATGGTCCTGCACTCTTCGACAGTCCAGCGATGGCGGTTATGGTTTGATTCGATTTCGTCTACTGCTTCCTGCCCGATGCGGTTAATCAGTTCGACGCGATACGGAACGAGATTTCCGCTTTTGTGCTGGTTGCACACCACGCATTGCTTGTGAATATTGCGTTCATCAAATCGGAGTTGAGGTGCCGCAGCAGTTGTCCGGTAATGTCCGGCATCCCACTGAGCAGACGTGAGCGTTCCGCACGAGATACATGGTAAGTCGCGGTCTCTTTCTCTGATGAAGGCGTTTACGGCTTGTTGGGCTTGTTTAATCCAGTAACTGCGGGGCTTTAAGGCGAGTTTTCGAATCTTAAGTTTATCTTTCTGTTTCTGCTCCTCTCGTCGTCGTTTCTTCTCTGCTGCCTTTTCCGCTTTTTCGCGTTCTTTGCTTCGTCGTTCGAGTGCTATCCTGGTTCCACACTCTGGAGAGCACCACCACTGATTGGCGAATGCAGGGTGAAACCATTCCCGACATTCATCGTTTTTACATCGTCTTCGCGCTGGTTTAGCCATCGTCTTCTTCCTCGTGCATCGAGCTATTCGGATCGCTCATCAGTTCTGCGCAGTTATGGTCTGCCATGGTTTTCATGAAAACCCAGTTCTTTTTCTGCCCTCTTCCTTTCTGCAATAGCGTCAATGATGCTAGCAAATATTCCAAGATATTTGGTGCGCCCATCTACGCATATATTCGCAATCCACTTACATCTCTCTTTATTGAAATATACTCCAGTCACTCCTGACGAATTGGTTATTTTTCTCTTTTGGTTCTGTGCATTCTGTTGGTGTGTAACCAATCGAAGATTAGATAGCCTATTATCTGACCTTACTCCATTTATATGATCAATTTTATACCCTAATGGAATCTCACCATTATTTATCATCCATATAACGTGGTGAGCATAAGTAATTACACCATCGATAGTTAACATCCTATAACCATCACTCCTAATGTAACCAGCAACACTGCCAACCTTAACATTATTAGAAGGAGACACTTTCCATCTAAGTACACCTAAAACATCATCATATGATAATTTATTTCTTAATTCGTCTATGTTGCTTATATTTCTCATTATGTTCCACCATATTTAAGCATTCATATATACAACGCTCACACACGTGAACTTCCAGCACATGCAGCTTCTGACCGCAGTTAGCGCACGTTAAAGCTCGCTCGACGCTTTCTTGTTCGTAACTTCGATTTTGGTCAATCACCTTGTTTTCCTCGCACGATGTCTTAGCCACCGGATATCCCACAGGTGAGCCGTGTAGTTGAAGGTTTTTACGTCAGATTCTTTTGGGATTGGCTTGCGTTTATTTCTGGAGCGTTTCGTTGGAAGGTATTTGCAGTTTTCGCAGATTATGTCGGTGATGCTTCGTCGCTGTCGCCTCATGCCGCCCTCCTGACGCCCTGCCCGATCGCCATCAATGCCGCTTTGGATACGGTAGTAAACATTCGTCGAGGACTGATGAACGGTCGCCAAATCAGCAGCATGGAGCCTTTGCTGTTTCCCTTCTTCTCCAGCCCTGTCGATGGTTCGATAAAATTAATCCGCCCATCAGTGATAATGCGAACTTCGTCGACACTCTCCAGAGCCTTGCTGAACCATCCGACTGACATATCCTCTGGCACAAGCATAACTACCGTCTGTCGCTGTTGTATGCACTGCTCAGCGGCTTTTTCCACCCACGGCCTGATATTGCTGTACGGTGGGTTATTCCAGATTGCACCGTGGCTTATCCACTCAGAATTTAGCGCGTCGTCGGCCTCAGTTAACCAGTGAGCGCACAGAGCATTTTTGTCGCTCGCTGCCGAATCCAGCCAGAATCCAAACTCAATATCCAGTGCATCAAAAAGCCAAAGCGGCGTTTGCCAGCAGTCCTTGTCGTGTGCTGGCGTATTTGATTTGATAGTCATGCAGCCCGATCTCCCCATCGCGCTTTCCATTCGAGAGCTAGTCGCGCTTCGTCTGACCACTTAACGCCACGCTCTGTACCGAATGCCTGTATAAGCTCTAATAGCTCCGCAAATTCTCTTACACGCATCCTGCTGGTTGACTGGCCTATTACCACAAAGCCATTCCCGGCAAGGTTAGGAACAACGTCCTGCTGCTTTAATGCTGCGGTAAACACACACTTCCAGCTTTCTGCATCCAGCCAGCGACCATGCCATTCAACCTGACGAGAGACGTCACCTAAGCAGGCCCATAGCTTCCTGTTTTGGTCTAAGCTGCGGTTGCGTTCCTGAATGGTTACTACGATTGGTTTGGTTGGGTCTGGAAGGATTTGCTGTACTGCGTGAATAGCGTTTTGCTGATGTGCTGGAGATCGAATTTCAAAGGTTAGTTTTTTCATGACTTCCCTCTCCCCCAAATAAAAAGGCCTGCGATTACCAGCAGGCCTGTTACAAGCTCAGTGATGTAGATGGTCATCAGAATCCTCCTTTCTTCTTGGATTGCGGTTCCTCGCGTTCACGGCGGCGCATTTCAGCGGACTGTTGGTCTGTGTCATAAATAGCGCCATTTGCCTGAATGCAATACACCGTGCCGGTATTGCCATGACGATTGAGACGAAGGATTAGTTCGGTTTCACCAGGTGGAACACTGTCATCAAAAGCACCTTCACGATGGATCCCCACCCAATAATCGCAATCCTGTTCAATCTGCCCTGTATCGCGCGAGTCACTTGGTAATGGGCGTTTATTGGTTCGGCTTTCCAATGCGCGGTTAAGCTGTGTCAGAAGCACAACAACGCAATCAAGCTCTTTGGCAAGGTTCTTCAGTCCTTTGGTGATCATGCCGTAAGCAAGGTCGTTGCGATCGGCCTTCTCAGCGGTCATTAGTGTCAGGTAATCGACCAGAATCATGCCAACACATCCTTTTTCTCGCTTGATTCGACGGCTTTCACTGACGATTTGAGCCAGAGATAATCCCGGCGTGTCGTCGATGTAAAGCAGGTCGATTTCACTCAAGCGATTTGCTGTTTCGATCGCCCTGTTGAAGTCACCATCGTAATCACCCTGATAGCCGTCATCAGCGTCATTTGTCGCCGGAAGGTAAAAAATATTCGGGTTAACACCTGACTTCTGTCCTACCAGTTTTTCCAGTATCTGGTCACCTGGCATTTCAAGGCTGAACATCAGAGCGGGCTTTTTCTCATGCACTGCGCAGTTGATTGCCATCTGGCTGTATAGCGTCGTTTTCCCCATCTTAGGGCGAGCGCCAATGACAAACAGAGAGCCTTTCACCAGACCTTTCGGTGACAGCATCCTGTCCAGCGATGGGATCCCTGTGCTCATTCCTCGTTGTTCGCCTGACGGGTCAAATCGCTTCTCAAGGTCGCTAACCCAGTCTTCCATGACCTCACCAAATGAGCGAAGGCCGCGACGCGATCCGGTTTTTGCATGGTCTGTCAGTTGCGTGAAAATCGACTGAATAGCTTCGTACTTCTGTGTTGCGGTCATTCCGTTGCGGGAATAGAGCAATTCCGTCGCTTCAGTCATGCGGTTGATGGCGTAGCGTTCCATTGCGGTTTCGCGAACCTGCATTGCATAAGCAACGATGTTTGCTGCGCTTGGCGTGTTCTTTGCGATCTCAGCGATATAAGCAAAACCGCCAACAGACACCGTTAACGATTTACGCTCCAGTTCATCGAAAAGCGTCAGGCCATCTACTGGCTTTTGCTCCCGGTGCATTCTGGTTATTTCTTCGAAAAGGATTTTGTGTGGTCGGCTGTAAAATGAATCGGGCTTCAGCATCGCCAGAACTTTCTGGACGCGCTCACTGCTGTCATCATCCAGAAGCAATCCACCAATCACCGCCTGCTCTGCCTCGATGCTATGGGGCGGCGCATAAAAATTATCGGTCATCGTGTTCACCCTCACGAACTTTCAGGTAGGTATTATCGTTAAGCAGGAAATCAAATCCCTTTTTGTGCCAGACGGTTCCGCGTTGATGGTTTGGGCGCTCTTCGAACATCCATCGGCAATTTTCGCCTACGTAGCTCAAATAATTTCTCCAGTCCTGCATCGTGAACCCATGTCCGTCAAGCTGGCGGGTTATCACTCCGGCTTTGCGCCAGAACGTTCGGATCTGGTTTTTACGCTTGTCATTCAGTGCGCGGATTCTTGGCGCTTCAGGAAGGATTTCGTGGTAAGCATCGACAACATCCTGACAGCTGACGGAAGGTTTTTTCTTGTCAGACTTTTTGTCTGCTGCGGTACTCTCTAATACGTCAGTATTAGAGATAATATTATTATATTCTTTATCTGTGGTAATTTGCTGGTAATCTGCTGGTACAGTATTGCTTGCAGGCATTGGTATTTCTGGCTTTGAGGTGGTAATTTGCTGGTAATCTGCTGGTACAAAATTTGACTGATAATCGTCATATTTCTCTACCGAGAAAACTGAGAATTTACCGTGTGAAACCCAGTCAATCATGCCGAGTTTTTTGAACTTTCTAAGCAGGTACTGAACGCGATCTGGTTTGAGTCCTGTTTCAAACGCCAGAGAGTTTCTACCGCCAAGTAGCTTCCCTCTGCCTACCAGAATTTCTCCTGCGTTAGTCATTACATACTCAGGCGTATGCTTTGCTTTGAGGATTAAGTGAACCCACAGATGCGCTGCTTCTGCGTCCTTGTAAAACGGCACATCCATAATTTTACGGTGCAGCAAGGCATACCCCTTACCGCTGCTTTGATGCGGTTGCTGGAGCCTTCTGGCCTCTCTGGCTTCGGCTAGATTAGATATGTTACTCATGACCTTTCTCCTTCTGCATCAGCTTCACTTTTTCCAACTCAGCCCGGAATCGACCAGGCTGCTTGAAGCTGGACAGGAAGCGATCACGTAGTATGTGTTTGTGAATTTTGTCCTGGTAAGGACTGAGTTGTTTTGTCATAATTACTCCTGTGGATTGATCCAGTAATTCCCTCAGAATTGCATATCAATTTGCTTAAAATCCTCGGTGGCGGCCGGGGATTTTTTCTTTGTGATTTCATCAAGCGCATACTTAAAAGCCCTGCTAATCGGACTGATGTCTGATGCCATTCCGAAAGCACACAAGACCGAAGCAATAAACCGCCAGTCCGTTCTGCTTATCTTCGATTCATGACAGCCAATCATCTTTGCCAGACCGCGCTGGGTAAGCGTTGACAGGTTGATGAGTAAATCTGTTTCTGCGCGATCAATTTCTCGCTGTGTTGGCTTGCTGTAACTTGCTTGTGTCATTTGTTAATTTTCCAATAGTGAATAGTTAGTTGAAAGGTATGCGTGGAAACGCATATGGCCTTAGTTGGTCAGATATCTTGGGGCTCGCTTTGTCAGCGACGTAGGACGAATGTCCATTGTGAAAAGAGCGGTGTTACTTATGCAGTTGTTTTTTTGTTACTTGGAAAGGGCTTTACCTCTTCCGCATAAACGCTTCCATCAGCGTTTATAGTTAAAAAAATATTTCGGCCTGCATGAATGGCCTTGTTGATCGCGCTTTGATATACACCGAGATCTTTAGCTGTCTTGGTTTGCCCAAAGCGCATTGCATAATCTTTCAGGGTTATGCGTTGTTCCATACAACCTCCTTAGTACATGCAACCATTATCACCGCTAGAGGTAAAATAGTCAACACGCACGGTGTTAGATATTTATCCCTTGCGGTGATAGATTTAACGTATGAGCGCAAAAAAGAAACCATTAACACAAGAGCAGCTTGAGGACGCACGTCGCCTTAAAGCTATTTATGAAAAAAGAAAAATGAACTTGGCTTATCCCAGGAATCTGTCGCAGACAAGATGGGGATGGGACAGTCAGGCGTTGGTGCTTTATTTAATGGCATCAATGCATTAAATGCTTATAACGCCGCATTGCTTGCAAAAATTCTCAACGTTAGCGTTGAAGAATTT